TTACTTCCATCGGCACTGCTGTAACCCTGCGACCTTACCGTGGGCGTGCGTTCGACCTCACTACGGGCGGCACTGGCACGATGGCAAGCCAACCTCGCAAGCGCAGCCGCTTTGCCATGACGGTGTCCATCGGTGGCGCACTCACGCAGGACGGTGTAACGGGTGCTGTGCTTGAAGCGCAGGTAGAGGGCAACTTGTCGCTCAAGGAGGCAATCCGCATTCTGTTGGCCCATGCAGCGGGTAACGCTACGGGCCTTGAAGGCTCAAGCCCTGTGTTTAAGTCGGCGGTAGATGGCGCAAAGACGCGCATTGCAGGAAGCTACGCAAGCGGCAGCAGAACGGTGACAACGCTAGACGGGTCATAAATGGCAACGCAGGGCAAATGGTCTGGTGACTGGTCTGGTGACTGGTTTGGCGACATTGGCGGCGGCGGCGGCAATCCGGTAGTTTTCGCGGGACTAAGGGCGGCTGGTGTTGGTAGTGCAACGCTAGGCGCAGAAGTCACAACGGGCGGCACGATTGCCTATGCCGCGCTGAGTGTGTCCGGTGTTGGTGGCGCAACCCTTGGGGCGATAACCAGCGGAGGCCAGCAGCAAGGCTTCAGCGCAGAGGTCAATCTAAAGCCGTACTACATCAAGCGCGGCAAGAAACTGCACATATTTGCCAAGGGCGAGGATGCTGATGCCTTCCTGGACGCTGAGAGACAAGCGCAGGAAGCGATAGACAAGGCGAAAGCCACAAGCAGACAGGCGCGGCGAAGGCTAAAGAATCGCGTATTTAGTGCCGTAGTGCCGCACGAAACGGTTGATGTTGACCTGTTAGGCGAGTTGGCAAAAAGGTACGCAATTAATGCAGACATTCCCGCTTTGGTAGCAGAGCAGGACTATATGCAGCTAGTGGCTTTATCGCTATTGGCGCAGCAGATGCAGGACGAGGAGGAAGTTCTGATGTTGCTTCTGTCGTAGCCCTTTACCACTTTTCTATCATGTGTCTATGTCTGAAAAAGTAACTGCGCTAAAGGGCCGAGATGCAGCTTTAGTGCTGAGTAACCCTTCGTACCAAGAGGCACACGCGCTGCTGAAAAGCGTAGTGATGGAGCAGTGGAAGGCTTGTCCTATCCGTGATCGTGAAGGCCAAGTGTTATTGCTCCAGCTTGCAAAGCTAACAGACAAGTTTGAAGCCATTTTGACCGGCATGGTTGAAAACGGGAAGATGGCACAAAGCAAGATTGATTTGAATGAACTGCGTGATGAAACCCAGACGCGCAGGTTCTTTCGCAAGGTAACAGGTTAGGCACTTAACCATTTAGCGACCGTCGAGAGACGCCGCAAGCCCTTCTAGTGCCATAGGGAGGGTTTTTGACACAAGGCACACCATGGACGGACAAGCTGAATCAGCACCCGAATCAGGCAACCTAGCAGACCTAGCTTCTTTCCTCGACCAACCTGATGAACAGGAGTCAACAGAGGAAACAGAAGCACAAACCGCAGACGAACCTACCGCTGAAGAAGGCGACACAGGCGAGGAAGCAGACAGCGACAGCGACGACACCGACCTAGAGGAATCTGGCGAGGATGAAGAGACTGCACCCGCTGAGGCAAAAGTGACCTTCAAGGTCAAAAACGAGGATGGCACAGAGGAAACGGTTGAGTTCACACCGGACGAACTCCCTAAAGCCTTGATGCGCCAGAAGGACTACACCAAGAAAACGCAGGCGTTAGCCGAACGCGAATCTCAGGCAGTTCAATTCCTCCAGCAGAAACACGAAGAGATACGGGCCAACTATCTTTCACAAGCCGAGGTGACACGGGCGGCGATTGTGAATATGGCTGGTATCAAGTCGGAGCAGGAATTGGCGCAGTTGGCGCATTCCGATCCGGCAGCGTGGGTGGCAGAGCAGCAACGCCAGAAGCAAATCGGCGCTTACATCTCGCAACTTGACCAACAGATTCAAGGCGAGAAACAGGCAGCAGAGCAACAGGCGCAGCAGCGAAACCAAGCGGCACTACAGCAGCAGTACCAAAAGACATGGGAAGTGCTGGAGCAGCAGAAGATTGACAAGCCAAAACTTGCTGAGATTTACAGCAAAGTGAATAAGAACTACGGCTTTTCGTCAGAAGAACTAGGCGGTGTTTATGACCATCGCTTAGTCCTGGCACTGAAAGACGCAGTTGCTTATCGGGAACTTCAAGCCAAGAAAGGCGAAGTAACCAAGAAGGCCGAGTCTGCACCGCGAATGCCCACGCGGCAAGGACAACCCGCACAAGAGCGCAAAGACATGGCACTTGAAAAGAAATTCAAGTCTGGTCGAGCGAAATTAAACGATCTGGCCGCTTATTTGGCCTAACAGGAGTATTCCATGCCTATCCCAACCAATCTATGGCAAAAAACTAACGCCAACTTTCGCGGCAACCGCGAAGACCTGCTGGACAAGATTTTTAACACTTCTCCAACAGAAACCCCTCTGACATCTTCCTTTGGTCGTGTCACCGCTACTTCGGACTTCCATGAGTGGCAGACTGACGCCCTCGGCACACCTGACCCTGCTAACCGCATGATTGAGGGTGACGATGTTGTTTTGGACGTACAGGTCGGAACACGTCGTTTGGGCAATCACTTGCAGACCTTTAACGGCTCTGTCGGTGTTTCCCGTCGCGCCAACATCATCAAGAAGGCAGGGCGCTCTACTGAGATGGCTTACCTCAAGGGCAAGAAAATGCTTGAGTTAAAGCGCAACATCGAGGCGATGGTGTTGTCTCCTACTCAAGTAGCTGTCGCTGCTCTTGTGGGTACTGCTGGTCAATCCGGTGGTCTGGGTGTTCAGGCTGTGTCTAGCCCACTGCACAACGGTGCTGGCGCTACTGCTGCTTGGACTTCCGGTGCTCCTACTGGTGCTGTGACTGCTGGTACTAACCGTGCTTTCACTAAGGCTCTGCTGGATACCGCCTGCCAGAACATCTTCATCAATAGCGGTCAATTCGCTGAGACGTTGGTTGTTTCCCCTAACCACAAAACGCTGTTCTCTGCTTTCGCATCCGTTGCGCAGAACCGTATCGATGTGAAGAACGGGAAAAACGCGCAAGCAACTATCGTGGGTGGCGCTGAAGTCTATTTGAGCGACTTCGGCGGACTTACCGTGATTCCTCACTACATCCTCGCACAGTCCGGTTTCAACGACACAGCGTATGTGTTGAACAGCGACTACATCGACATGGCTTTCCTGGATGGCTTCGTTGCCACTCCATTGGCTAAGACTGGTGACAGCGAGCGCGTGATGATTACTGCTGACTGCTGCTTGGCTGTACGTGCGCCCACAGCGATTGCAAAGATCACTAACCTCACCCCTTAATGGGCTAATGGCTTAGATAGCGCCAGAAGCTATCCGGTGGGGTGCAATGCCCCTCCTTATTCATTAACGTCGAGAGGACGCTGTGGAACTTGCTACGAACATTACCTTGGACGAAGGTACAAACCAATGGGGCGTTAATCGCCAGATCATTCTGGAAGGCGATCAGGTTGTAGAGAAAACAACTTACGACGCTGAACCACTGATTGAGGCTGCTGCTCGTGCGCGACTAGCTACAGCGGGTGACAAATGGGGTGACGGGCACTTTGTAGGCGTGATTCCTTACGCTGAGTTGGCCCGTATTAATGCAACGCACCAAGGCTCTGAGGCGCGTAAACACGCCATTCTGTCCTGGCTGCGCGATAACCCCAAGCTGGTGACGTTTGAGAAGTTCCTGAAATGAGCTATGCAAGCCTCCAAAGCGATATAGCGTCCTACCTGCACAGGGGCGACCTAACAACGCTCCTACCCTCGTTTATCAGCCGTGCTGAAGCATTCTTGTTTCGCGAATTGCAAGTGAAAGACTTGGGCGTATCGGTAGCGGGTACGACAACAGACGAGTACGCTGATTTACCTGCTGACTTCGCCACAGTCTCCCGCATCACTATCGTCATCGGTAGCGTCGAATATGCCCTTGATTACAAGAGCAACGAGGCGAATGCGTCCGTCACTTACCCAGTTTCCTACGCACTGGAAAACAACAAACTCCGCATCTTCGGTGCGCGTACAGGACAGGCTTATACCCTTTACTACATTCCGAAAATACAGCCATTGAGCGACACAAACACAACCAACTGGCTATTGGACAACGCAGAGGATTTGTACCTCTATGCGTCTGCTTTGGAAGGCGCGAAGTACATCCGTGACGAAGCACAGATCGCACAGCTAACAGGCTACGTCACCCCATTGCTGGACTCTGTAAGACGCTTGAGTGAGCGCAAGGGCCAACCAGCTAACGGCTCCATGCAAATCAAACCAAGGCGCTGATATGCCAATCGAATCATTCGGAAACAACATCTCCACTTTGGTTGCAACCAATCCTCTTGGCTCCGACGCAAAAAGCACGGCTGACGATCACCTTCGCGGAATCAAAAGCGTTTTAAAGGCGCAGTTTCCCAACCTTGATGCACCTGTAACGGCCACTCCGGCACAGCTAAACGCAACCTACGCACCGACAGCTTCCCCCGCATTCACTGGCACTCCTACGGCTCCGACAGCAACGCTAGGCACAAACTCCACGCAACTCGCTACGACGGCGTTTATGGCGAATGCCATTGCCAACGTCAACGCACAGACTGCAACCGTTGTCGCTGTAGTCGCTGGAACTACTCAAGCAGCAGTAGCAGGTTCTCACTACATCCTCACAGGCGCGGCTTGCACAGTAACCCTTCCAGCCACTCCCACAAGCGGAAATACGGTCTGGGTGACATGGACTAACTCACTATCAACCAACGTCATAGCCCGTAACGCGCAAACCATCATGGGGCTTGCCGAGGATATGACGCTGGACGCTGTAACCAACGGCACTGTGCAACTGCGCTTTGTCAACTCAAGCTGGAGGATTTTGTAATGAGCAGTCTTAGTCAATTTGTGGGTGGTGGACAGGACTATCCCAACGTCCGATACATCTCACTAAGCGGCACTTTTGTTGCGCCAAAAACAGGCAAGTACCGTGTCACCATCATCGGCGGCGGCGGCGGCGGTGCGCGTAGTAATGGGGCCGCTGGTTCGTGTGCTACAGGCGGCGCCGCCGGTGGGTTGGTTCAAAAGACGTTCAACCTGAATGCCGGAGCATCAGCGACGGTGACTATTGGAGGCGGTGGTGCTGGGGCCACCGTCGCAGGAACGGCGGGAACTGCTGGCGGCCCATCGTCATGGACGGATGGTGCAAACACTCTCACTGCTGGCGGTGGGTCTGGCGGCAATTTTGGCGCTGGAAGTGCTGCCGCAAGCGCAGGAGGTACTGCGACAGGAGGGGACGCAAACGTAGTAGGCGGCGGCGGTGGTGCGGCATCTGCAACGAGTTCAATTTCTGTTTCTGGGGGTGGTGCGGTAGGTATATGCGGTACTGGATTCTCAAGTGGTGCTGCAACAGGCACATCCACTTTTCCGGCTGCATCTGGGGGTGCTGGAGTCGGTGGAAGTTCTGGAACTGCCACTGCATCTGCTGCTGGCGCAGCATCAGGAGGCGGCGGGTCTGGCGGCCCATCGGCGGCGGCAACTAACACATTCAGCAATGGTGGGGCAGATGTGGCTGGAGTTGCAGGAGGCGCAGGGGCTTCTGGTTCAAATGGTACTGCCGGAACTGGAATTCCTACAGGTTTTGTAAGAACGGTAATACCTTTTGGCGCATCAGGCGGCGGCGGGTCAAGTTCTGTCGGCGCAGGTGCATCGGGAGGTGGTGCTGGCGCAGGTTCTGGCGCAGGTGCTGCGAACAATGGAAACGCTGGTGGTTCTTTTGCCGGTGGCGGGGGTGGTGGTGCGGGTTTGGGTGGATCTTGCATTGGGATAGGCGGTGGAGGTGGCGGCTCCCAAGGCGGTAACGCTGGTGGTGGTGGCTTTGGCTTTTGCTATGTGGAGTGGTAATCATGAAATATCAAATCAACTCAACCGGCGCAATCATCCTCGCTGACCAAGCGTTCATGGATGCTCAGTATCCAAACGACTACACACTATTGCCTGATGACCCGTCGCCAGCGGTACAACGCGCACCCCTCAGCAAGCGGGAGTTTTTGAAGCTGTTTACCCCTGCCGAATACGGCGCTATCAAAACCGCAACGAATTCAAATTCGACGGTGGACTACTACTGGCAGCAATTCCTGCTTGCTGAGTTCATCAGTATGGATGACCCCGACACGCTGGGCGGCTTGCAACTGCTGGAATCCATCGGCTTGCTGGCCGCTGGCCGCGCTGCGGAGTTGAGCCTGAAATGAGCTTTATCCCCGTTAAACAGGTGGGGCAGTTCGGTGTAAACCGTGACTTGTCATCATCAGAGTTACCCGCAAACGCATGGACTGACTGCCAAAATATCCGCTTCCTTGATGGCTCTGCTTACCAGTACTATGGACATGGGGAAATCTTCGCGGGGACTGTGGTGGAGCCTTACCACGTATTACCAGTAACCGTAGCTGGTGTGCGTTATTGGCTGTACGCAGGGGCAGGAAAGATATATCAGGTGGGCGCTCCAGGCGGCGTTATCACGCATACCAACATCACTAGAGCCTCGGGTGGCGACTACGCAGCTACCCGCAATAGCTGGACTTCTACCGTGCTCGGAGGTATCCCGATACTTAACAACGGTGTAGACGCTCCGCAGCAGTGGCTCTTAACGGGAGCCTGCACGGCACTGAGCAACTGGCCCGCAAATACAACCTGCGCTGTGATGCGCTCATTCAAGAATCTGCTGGTAGCTTTGGACATTACCAAATCAGGCACACGGTATCCGTACATGGTGAAGGTTAGCCATCCTGCCGACCCTGGCGCTGTTTCTGTAACTTGGGACATTACAGACGCTACCAAGGACGCGCTTGAGTACGACATTTCCTCGGGTTACGGCTACATCATCGACGGGCTGGAGTTGCGTAACAGCTTCATGATTTACAAGACTGACGGCGTTTTCCGCATGGACTACACCGGAGGCGCGTTCGTTGTATCGAATCAAAAAGTACTCGGAATGTCCGGTGCGCTGAACAAGAATTGCATCACGGAGATTGACGGGCAGCACTTCGCACTCACTGGATTTGATGTGGTTGTGCATGATGGAAACCAAGCGACTTCTGTACTTGATAAACAAACCCGACGCTTCCTGTTCAACAACATTGATTCAGACAACATCGGGAAGTGTTTCGTTTTCAAGAACCCGTATCTGAATGAAATCTTCGTGTGCTATCCAACGCCAGGGAATACGCAATGTAATCAGGCGATGGTGTGGAACTACGTTGATAAAACAATCAGCTTCCGCGACATTCCTAACTTGAACCATGCCGCTTATGGCGCTCTTGATTCCGGCTCTGTATCTTCCTTTGATGGTGACGCTGACGCGATAGCCTCGGACATTTCCGCATTCAACGCTAACAGCTTCACGCCTGATTTGGTTCGTGTGGTGATGGCTTCTGGCGATACCAAGCTGTATCAACTGGACTCAAGTTCAACATTCAACGGCACGATTCCCTCGGCTTTCCTAGAACGCAAGGGGCTGCACTTTGACGCACCGGAAGCTATCAAGTTATGCAAGGGTGTTCGCCCAAAAATTTCAGGAACTATCGGCGCAACGGTAAACGTGCAGATTGGCTGGAGTAACGAGCCTTACGAGACTCCAACTTACGGCGATGCGGTTCCATTCGTTATCGGCACAACCGTAGCGGTGGACTCACTGAGTAGCGGTAGATACATGGCAATCAAGTTCTCTAGCGGGACTGCCTACACATGGCGGCTTGATTCGTATCAGCTAGAGATTCAGCCTCAAGGTGCTTGGTAATGAAGCCCACCCAAGGACAGATTCAGCGGTATGTGCCGCAACCCGTACCCGATAGGCCAGAAGCACTCGCAGCGTATCTCAGGAATGAGTTACAGCAAATCCAGTTCGCTATCGGGCAGTTGGCAGACGGGCAGCTAGAGGTAACAACTGTTGCTCCAGCTAAACCACGCGACGGGATGCTCAGAAGGGCTAACGGCACGACTTGGAATCCAGGGAGTGGGCAAGGGGTGTACTGCTATTACAACGCCGCGTGGCGGTTCTTAGGTTAAGGAGAAATCATGCCAGAAAATCCATACATGAATCAGGGCTTCGGTGGAGTGCAGAACAGCACAAAACCGCAGTGGGCGCTTGACCAAGAGGCTTCGGACGCAGCAATGCGCCAGCGTGTAGCCGATATGCAGAACAAAGCCAAATACCTCGGCTGGAACTCGGTAAACACTGGGCCTGACGGGAACGTGGGCAACCTTGGCATGAACCTCGACCAAGTTGTCGGTGAGGCAAAGTCGCAGGGATGGGGCGGGGCTAATGGCACTACTGCCCCCAAGGTTGACATTGTGGAAGGGCCGGATAACCGCGCACCTTGGCTTGATAAGCCAACCACAACACAAGGCAATCCATACCTGCAAGGCAGCAATCTCGGTATGGGTGGTTCTAGCCCAACTATCGGCGGCTCCGGTGCTATGCAAAAAGGCTGGAATGATTGGTGGCAGAACAACCCCGCTGGCAGTTCAATGGACTTCCTCGGTGGCAAGGTAAGCCGCAACGCTGACGGTACTGCTACTTTCAACGGCGGTGGACAGACCTACACCTACGGGCAGAACACGCCATTCGAGGAAGTGGCAGGGAATATCCCTGGCCTTGCCGACAAGTGGCGCACTGAGTTTGGCTACCAGCAACCCAACAGCCAAGGCCCAACGGGTAACGGCGTAAATCCTTGGCTACGCAATCAAGCCACTGCTCTACAAGCAATGAGCAACAAGAACTTGCAGCAGAACGTATTGCCAGGAATCGGGCAAGGCGCAATGGCTCAAGGTATGTACGGCTCCAGTCGTCAAGGCGTGGCAGAGGGCAGGGCAATGGCAGACGCACAGACGGGGCTTAACTCCGCTCTGGCAAATATGTACTCGCAGAGCTACGGGCAAGACCAGCAGTACGACTTGGGACTGAAAAACAACGCCCTGGGGAACAAGCAAGCAGACAACGGCTACGACCTTGGACTGCGTAGCAACGATCTAGGTTTTGGACAGCTTGACTTCAACATCAACCAAGGCAACTTCAACAATCAATTGGCTGGCGCGAATTTCGGACTTGGCATCTACGACCGGATGAATGGTTACAACAGCCAAGGATTGCAGTACGGCAACCAGATACAGCAGACACCTTGGAACAACTTTAACCAAGGCAACGCAAACACGATGGCTGCTGCTGGTACGGGGCAACCCAATCAGGTAGCAGCGCAGGGCAATCCGTTCATGGCTGGCGTGGGTGCTGGTACTGCGACATACGGGGCCATCAATAACTGGCTCAAGACAACAACTGGCCGTTAACTAATTAGGAGATAAATCATGTCATGGATATTGCCAGCTATTTCAGTAGGTATGGGCTTGCTCGGAATGAACGAGCAGAAGAAGGCAAACTCACAAGCGGCAGACCAAGCTGCGGCGGCGAACGAAAAGAACAACGCTCTGAGCAATCAGGCAATGCCTTACGCTTTGCAAAACCTGAAAACAAATCAGGCTCTAATGGACTTCTACCAAAAGAATCCATTTAACGACCAGCAAAAAGCTGGTTATCAGAATCAGAACAACCTGATTGACCAATTCAACGGACAGGTAGCACCTGGGCTGCTTGGCTTTGCAAATCAGATGATGGGGCAGCAGTACTCCCGTCAACGCGGCGGCGCTCCTGGCTCTGCTGGCTACGGCGCACAAACAATGCAGCAACCATCGCAGGGCTTGCTTGCTCCGTTCTCTGCGCCAAAGCTGGAGAGTTTTGGACAGATCGATTGGGAGGGGCAAAACCCGTTTAGCAAAGTAAACAACATTGAGACAGAAGAGAACTTCGACCCCGCTGCATACCTTGCCCAAAATCCCGCTGTTGCAGGTAATGAACACTGGAGCAAAAACCCCTACGAACATTACATGACGTACGGGAAATCTGAAGGCCGCAAGTTCACAAAGAAGGGCTAAATCATGGGCTTACTTGATGGACTAGACAACGACATGACCCGCTTCGGCTTGGGGCTGCTTGCAGCTTCCGGCCCGACGAATGACCCCATGAAGGGCGCTTTCGGCTCACGCTTGATGCAAGCTGTTGGCAGCTACGACGATTACCGCAAGGAAAAAGAGGCTACAGCCTTCCGCAAGGTTCAGATGGATAACTACCTATCTGAGATTGAGCAGCGCAAATTGGCGGCAGCAAAACAGGCAAAGATGATGGCGATGGTTGAGGGGATGCTCGGTGGCAACACATCTGGCGCGGGATTGACGCAAGCACCCCAAGACGTTGGCATGGGCGGAGCACAGGGCATGAGTTTTGCTGGCGTATCTGCTGGCAAAGGCGGCGGCGCTTCCCCTATCCCTGCTAATGACAATCCTGGCGGCTTGGCAAACATGACCCCCGACCAATTAGCAAAGCTGAAGGTTTTCGGTGGCGTGGATTTGACAGACGTTTACAAGCTGACGCGCCCGAATCTCGCCAACATCAACGGCACGATGATGGATAGCACAGACCCGCGCAACGCAGGGCGCTACATCGGCGACCCGACAAAGGGCATAGATTACGACCCATCAAGCAAGCGCGTCTCTTTGCTCCCTGGCTACGCAGACACGCAAACCGAATTGACAGCAGCCACAGAAGAAGGCAAGGCGCGTTACAACTTGGTTGATGTGCCTATGGGTGACGGTACGACGCGCAAGATGCCTGTGAGCGAGTTTGTCAAGCAAACTGTTCCAGCACAGCCCAAGCAGCCCACGGCACCTACAACTAGGGCAAGCGGTTACGCTGGCGGCTCTGCTGGCTCTGCGGCAACTGGACAGCGCGAGATTCTTGAGCAGGAGTTACGGAATCCAAATCTGTCGCCAGAGGACAGGAAAGCCATTGACCGTGAATTGTCACGACTGCCAAAGATGGGGCAAACACAAAGCCCAATAGAGGCTGGCAGGGTAAAGAATATTACGGAAGCTGGCGGCAAAGTTAATGACACATGGCTAAAAACCAGCTATGAGCCAGTAATCCAATCTGGCTCTAGCGCTCAATCAATCATTGATAGCACTGTGGTCGCAAGAAACGCATTGAAGGCAATCGGTGGCGGCGGTTGGGGTACAGAGGCTCGCGCTGGCGCTGCTTCAGTTCTTGCTGGCCTTGGTATCGCTCCAAAAAATGCAGAGATGTTTGCTGCCAACTCTCAGGTTTTCCAGTCCAAGGCTATGGAGCGTTTGTGGGCAACCCTCAATGAGGCAAAAGGCCCACAGACTGAGGGCGATGCTGATAGGGCAAGCAAGACCTACGCAAGCCTCAAAAACACGCCACAAGCTAATGACTTCATTCTTGACATGACTCAGGCCAATGCCGAACGGCAAAAGGCTAAGGCGGCTTTCTTTAAGAACGCATTACCTATTGCACAAGGCAAGGGTGACCTGATGGAAGTGGAGCGTGAATGGGACAAGCGTAGTCCAAGTATCTTTGATATGCCTTCTATGCAAAGGTGGAAGAAATGAGTAACTACGACGATGCTTTCAGTGCTGCATTCGGCAAAGGCGCAGCGTCAACCCCGTCAGAATATGACGATGTTTTCACTTCCGTAATCAAGTCATCCAAAACGAAGCAAGCCGCAGAGCCAGAGAAGGCGAAGAGGGTAGAGGATTTTGGCGGCAACTTGCGCTTTGCCACTCCGTTTGGCACAGTAGATACGGGTGTAGGACTTCCGCAGTCTTTTAACAAGGGACTTGCAAGCCTTGGTAGCGGATTTGCTGACTACGGATTTGCTTTCGCCAAACCAGAAGCAGTTGATGAAAAGCGGCGTTTCGACGCGCAGCTAAACAGCGACAACGGCGGCAAGTTCTTGAACTTCGTCGGCAAGGCTGCTCCTGCTATGGCGCTTCCTGGCACAGGCATTGTTGGCGGCATGGTTGCTGGCGGGACGCTTGGACTCATGGAGCCTGTTGGCACTGGCGAGAGCCGTACATCAAACGTGATGACTAATGCCGCTTTGGGTGGCGTTATTCCTGCCGCAGTCTCTGGTGTAAAGGCACTCGCACGACCAAATGCAGAAACGGCACGGCTTGCACAATCCGCACTAGATCAAGGCGTCCCCGTTGGCATTAGCGACATTACAAAGAATCGCGGCGTTAAAGCCTTCCGTTCGGTGCTTGATGACTTGCCATTTATCGGCGGCATTGGTGACAGGGCAAACAATGCAAAGCAAGCAGGGTTTGACACTGCTGTGGCGCGGGTTGTGGGCGAAAGCGACAGGCTCACTCCTGACGTAATGGCTGCTGCAAAGACGCGCATCGGCGGCGAACTTAACAAGGTTTGGGATAACAACGCTCTCAAGGTAGATCAAAAGTTCATCACCGACATAAACCGCATTGTTGGCGAAGCTAAAGCAAAGCTAAACCCAGAGCAAGCGGCAACGCTTGAGAGACAGCTAATCAACTTGAAAGATAAGGCTGTCCAAGGGCAAAACGGGTGGGAGATTCCTGGCTCATTCGCAAACAACTGGCAATCAGAACTCCGAATGATTGTCGATGGCGAACAAGGGCTATCCAAGAAGCTACTTGGCGACTTGAGAAAGACAACACTCGACGCTTTCAATCGCGGAGTTTCTGGTGCTGATGCTGCTGCACTATCTAAGGCAAAAACTCAATACGGGGCGTTCAAGGCTTTGGAGCCAATCGTCAACAAGGCAGAGGCTGGTGTAGCTGGACGTACTGCGGGTGAAATCAATCCCGCATTGCTATCGGGCCGCATCGCTGAAAACTACGGCAGTGCTTCGCGCTCTCCATTTGGCGACTTGCCACAGATCGGCTCCCAATTCCTTGTCAACAGGACTCCACAAACAGGTGGAAGCCCTCGCGCATTCCTGCAAAACGTGGGTATTGGCTCTGCGCTTACAAGTGGCGGTGGTGGAGTTGGTGCGGTTCTGGCTGGCGCTCCAGGGGCGGCATTCGGCGTGGGCGCTACCGCCTTGGGTGGCGCTGCACTTGAGAAGCTGCTTTCTTCGCCTAGCGTGGCGCAATCCGTACTAACGCCAAAAGTAATGCGCGGCTTGCTGGACAACCCAGAGTTTTCACCAGCAATGATTGAACTGATGAAGCGAGCAATGATTCGCTCACCGCTTGCTGCGCCAGGGCTTTTGTCAGTCCCTGCGCTTGAATAAAAAAGTTTTCACCTTGCCATTGGGAATGACGCGCCACAAAAGCCGCATCACCCAATGAATGACAAGAGCGTAGAAAACGATGTAAAGCAAGGGCCGCAATAGGGCTACAAGTTCCATCCCACCATCTTACACCTTTACCACATTTTCACAATCCTCTTATGCGTACCTACATCCTGCATTTGTTGATAGCACTCGACCAGCTTGTGAACACGCTGATTGGCGGTTTACCGGATGAGACGCTCTCAAGTGCGGCCTTCCGCAGTTGGCGACAGGGCTACTTCTGGGGGCGCTTCTGGTTGCCTGTTATAGATTTTCTGTTTCTTCCCTTCGATGGGCCGAAGCATTGCTATCGGGCATTTTTAGCAGAGAAATTCGGCAAGCAAAACTTCAGGGGGTATGAATGAATGGAAAAGAACTATTTGAGTATGCGTGGATTCTTATCGTGGCGGGGGCTGGCGTGATTTGGCAGATGCTGAACGCGAAGATCGAGCATAACCACAAGAACTTAAACGCTCGAATCAACGAGACAAACGACGAGCTGCAACTACAGCGGCAGAACGTGGCTAAGTTGTTCGACAAGCTGGAAGAACACAGCAAAGCATCCACAGATCGCCATATTGAAATACTGCAATACCTGCGGGACAAGGGGCATTAAATGACCCTCGGACAACGCCAGCGACTATTCGCCAAGCTCCTGCCACGACTGATCGACTTTGCCCACAACCACGGCTATGAATTGACAGTAGGAGATGCGTACCGCGACCCTCGCGTACACGGCGCTATGGGCGTAAAGCTAGGTTATGGGCATCAGAACAGCAACCACAAGAACAGGCTTGCCATTGACTTGAATCTGTTCAAGGGCGGCACGTTCTTGCAAGCAACAACCGACCACACACCACTAGGCGAATTCTGGGAAAAGCTAGACCCGCTATGCCGCTGGGGTGGGCGCTTCAGCGACGGTAACCATTACAGCATCGAATCACCGGAAGGCATGAAATGAACGACTTTCTGAAAAGCCTTGTCCCCATGATTGGCACTGCCTTGGGTGGGCCATTGGGGGGCGCCGCTGCTTCCTTTATCGCTGACAAGCTAGGGCTAGACAGCAAAGACGTTAAAGCGGTGAGCGATGTTCTGAATAGCGGGAAGATGACACCCGACCAAATCTCGCAACTGAAACTCGCTGAGATTGATTTTCAGAAGTTCCTCGAAGCCAACAAAATCAAGCTAGAAGAGATTGCAGCACTGGACAGGACAAGTGCCAGAGAGATGCTTAAAAGCACCCGTAGCCACGTTCCTGCGGCTCT